CACATTCGTCAAGTGGACTGACGACGCTACGGGTGTTCACCTCGACGTGGGAACCGCTTGCCTGTTGGGGTTCCTGTACTTCAGGAATTGCATGTTCCTGAACAACGTCGGAACGTCTGGCGGGACTGCAATGACCGCCGCCCTCACGGTCAGTTCGACGTGTGGTGGAGATGTAATTCTCTACAACCCGATGTTCGTCGGTGCGACGGACATCACAGCGGCGGATAGCGCGAGGACGCATGTTCTCGGGTTCGGGTCTAACCCGTCCGGCAACCTGAACGTCGGGCTTTCAGTTACCACGGACGTTTCCTAACAACCAACCCGAGCCGGGGCGGGATATCCCCGGCGTAATTCCAAGGAGGTTCAGATGGCCGTTGATACGGTGCAGCCAGTAGAAGTGAAGGATGCCAAGATCCAGTTCTTCGGGGAGTTCGAGAAGCATCCAAAGGGAGGCTACAGGTCCGAGTACCCTGCGTGGATGCACACGAAGTTGCTCTCCGACATGAAGGACGAACTCAAGGGGAAGCAGAAAGCCCTTGACATGAGACTGCCCAACGCCAACGAAGCGGAGTTGAGGGAGCAGATTCGGGACATGAAGTCCAGGATCGACGACATCGAGTCGTCCAAGCCGAAGCTGTCCGCGAAGATGAAGGATGAACTGATGAGGGCGTCGGAGGACTTGGAGACGGGCATCAAGGAGTCGTTGTTTACCCGTGACGAGATGCGGCTTGGTCTCGCTGACGCCCATCGGGAGTTGGAGCGGTCCATGAAGAAGTGCATTCCGATTCGTGCGGATCTTGCGGAAGCCGCCGGGGTGAAGTTGGAGAAGGGGAAATTCGGCAGCCGTGAGGATGCTATCAAGGTGTGGCGACTGACTCGTCGGGCGTGCGACCCGGACCTTCATACGAACCCGGAATATTTGAGAAAAGAGAGCAGGTAGCCAAATGGACGGGTCGACTTTACTTCGCTCGTTAAGGGAATCCGTAGGAGAGCCGAGCGGGTCTCAGTATTTGGACACGAGGACTTCCTACCAGTTTTTGTGGGAAGCGGCGATCGAACTGGTTCGGCGGACGAGATGTCTTAAAGCGACCCAATCCATTACCTCCGTGGCGGAGACGGCCTCGTATACGCTCAATGCGGACTTTCTCAAGGTCGATCTCCGCAACAGTAGCGGCGAATACATCGTCAAGTATTACGATGGCTCTTCAACGACCTTCATCAATTTTGGCGAGTACGATTCCATTATTTACGCGAATCAGACGACCTCGCAGTCCGTGCCCAACCGGTTCACTGTGATCGACAAGGCTTCCTTGTACTCGCAGATCACGGGGACCGCGACTTCCATCGGAACGTCGAGCGCGGGGCTTTCCGTGCTCACCGACACGTCGGGGCTGTTTACGACGACCGATTATGTGTCGGCTGGAGATTTGATCCACAACACGACCGATGCGAGTTCGGGAATTGTCTTGTCCGTCACGGATGCCACTCACTTAAACACCGCCATATTCTCGAACACGGACGGGACGGCGGCGAGTTGGGCGTCTTGTCCGTCACGGATGCCACTCACTTAAACACCGCCATATTCTCGAACACGGACGGGACGGCGGCGAGTTGGGCGGTATCCGACGCCTACGTGATCCAGCCCCAGGGACGGCTTGAGATCCTGTTCGACCCGCCGTTGTCTACTGCGGGCCACACCGTAACGGTTTACTACATCCAGCGCCCCGCTCCGGTGTTCCACGATTACGGCATGTATCGGTTTTCACCGAATTACATGAATGCCCTCATTTCGTACGCGGCAGCCAAGTACAAGTTGGCGGACCGGGAGCCGGGGTCGTGGGATGCGTTCCGCAAGGAATGGGCCGGGCGGCTTGGAGAAGTAAGTAACTCTATCGGGAATACGTTCAATCGGTCGGGGTTCAAGATGTCGCTTCGCGGTGTCAAATGACGACCGCTGTCCTATGGGCGCTGATGAACCTTTCAATCGTCGCGGATTGGGGCCAGACCCGGTACGGGGCGGCGCACCCACAGCAGTTCGAGGAAATCTCGAATCCGTTTCTCGGGGCACACCCTTCGGTGGGCAAAGTCGATGCGTGGTTTATCGGGTCCCTTGCGGTGAACAACGGAATCATGGTCGCGCTTCCGAAGAAGTATCGTCCGTGGTACGCAGGAGCGGTGACGGCGTACGAGGCGCATTTCGTGGTTAAGAACAACTCCATCGGCGCGAGAATCCGGTTCTAACGAGAGGCAGATGGCCGACGATAAAGTAGTTCAATACAGAGAACTTCCTCTCAACGGGCGTTTGAGGACAAACGACGATCCTGCGGAACTTGTATCCGAGGGGAACGTCGTTGATCTGTCCGTCCTTCAGAATATGCGGTATCTTGACAGCCATCTTCAGGGCATCGGTGGAACGACGAAGATCAATACCACGGTCTTAGGCAATCCTCAGATAAAGAACATGTTCCAGTTCTGCAAAGATTCGCCCGTCGAATCGAACGTCTTAGTCGCGGCAAGAGATTCAAACGGGTTGAACCAGAAGGTTTACAAGAACGGGACTGCCATACCATCTGCGGGAGACTTCACAGCGACGGCTGTGTTCACAGACGCGACAGGGTACGGCACACCTATGTTCTCCACCGCCCCTGGTGAGAAGGCAATTTACTGCAATGGCAAGGATACCGCCATTTGGGGCGGTTCCGAGATGAAGCCTATAGGCTTTATCGACATGGACCCAAACGGTACCTACAAATACGACTATACGGAGCAGGTTAAGAACGCTTTAACCAACTCTAATAATATCGCGACGTTGCATCGTAGGGCGGATACCGTAGACGCGGCGACAATGGCTCTATGGCATTTCGACAACAGCCCAAATGATGCTACGGCTGCGGCGCACAACCTTACCGAGGTAAGTGCCGCCTATAGTACGTCCGTTAAAAAATTCGGGACGCATTCGGTCGGCGGCAGCGGTGGGTATTTCACCATTGCGGACCACGCGGATTTTGATTTCTCCGGCGGGACGTATTCCATAGATTTCTGGATAAATCCCACGGCAAAAACCGGAACCATATACCACCAAGGGAGTGCGACGGACTACTATAAAATTTACTTCAACGGCAGCGGCTTTCTCGTGATGGATATATATGCAGCATCTTCGCTTGTTCTGTCGCATGGAATAGATGTTTTGTCCCCGCTGCAACTTGGTGTATGGTCCCACGTTGCTTTGGTTGAGAGCGGGAACAACTACTATTCTTTCATAAATGGAGCGTTGCTCAACACCTATTCTGGTGTTGAACGAGCGGCGAATTACAGTTCAGATATCGCGATAAAGGCGAATAACGCCGGGGCGACGATATTTAATGGATACCTCGACGAGTTCCGAGTGTCTAATTCCGCCCGCTGGACTGCTTCATTCGACCCGCCGACGCTCGCCTATGGTTCGGCAACCATTACGAGCATCTACGTCGGCTCTCAACTCCCGGTTCAGGGTGTCAATCCTTACGTCGTTACTGCCAACACGACAGCGGGTGCGGTTACGGGGAACTACTGGAGTTCTACTGGCTGGGCTTCTCTTGGAACCGTCTCCGGTGTTGGGGCAACGCCTCTGTCTACAGTCGGAAAGAATACGTGGACTTTCACATCGACGGCTTCTACAGCAAGACAAAAGGCAATAGACGATAAGGTTGCGTATTGGTATCGGTTTGACATTACGGAATGCGACACTACGACGACTCTGTCGCAAGTCACATTAGATACGCCAGTTCAGACTCTCAAGGAGTTGTGGGACGGGCAATACAGAACGGTAAACTCGTTCCTTGTGTACAAGAACAGCACTTTCAACGATTACGCTGTCAACGTGTTTGAGGACTCTTGGACTTCTACAGATACCAACACCTTTGTCGAACTCGATAGTCTCGCTACTGCGACTGATGCCCTGTACCTTGGGTTCAGCGAACGGCAGATGGGGTTCAGGCTTAACCTTATCGGTGGTCATGTCAACACGACCGCAGGCACGACTGCTACGGTTTTGTATTACAATGGAACCGGACCCGCGACGACAGCGGCCTCGTGGACGAATGTCGGGACCACAGACACCGACGGAATAACGAATGCGGGTATCGCGTTGGCTAAGAGCGGTACGGTTACGTGGACGCCCCCGGCGTTGTCTGCGGAATTCAAGGTTTCGATAGCGAACTCAAAGGGATCTGCAAGTCCATTGATGTACTTCTATAAGGTGACGTTCTCGCAGAACCTTTCGGCGGATGTCCAGTTGTTCTTTATCGGTGGAATTACCGCCCCCGAAGACGTTGCAGGGCATAAATTCTCAGTACATCACGTAGATCGTGTGTGGTATTGGGGTAGCGAGAAGGACCCGCTCATGGGGTTCTGTTCGGGGCGCGACACAGCCCAAGCTTTGCGCGGAGAAGACACTGCAAGGTTCTACCTCAAAAACACGCCCGTCGCGGGGGTGTCTTTATTTGAGCGGTATGGGTCTACAGCGGCGAACGTGCAGTTGGTCTGTGAACCGACGAGAACGTGGGCGATCGTTGGGGAGACTGTCGAGAACTTCGTTCCGAACTGCATTGATTCATCCAACGGGTGTACGTCTGCATTGACGATGGATGTCGCAACCGTTGAAATTCTTCCTGGGACCTTCCGGCGTGTTGGGATGTGGCAGTCTCAGGGCGGGATCGTAATCTGCGACGGTTCGTCCGTCACCGAAGTCTCCCATGACATCAAGGACAAGTTCGATCCGAAACACGCAAACTACATCGGGGCGTCGACTTTAGCGACCTGCTCCGGGTGGATAGATCCTGTCTACAACGAGTACAATTGGGTGATTCCTGGCACAACCATCTGGGCGTACGATATACTGAGAAAGAAGTGGTACGAGAAGCCACTCGCCACATCCAAGCGACCTTCTTGCGGGTT